TTCTGTGCTACTTCTTCATCATAAAGATAAAATGCAAGCACATCCTCCGCCATTACAATTGCATCCTGCAGATCATCTCCGCAAGTATAGCACCCATCTAAATCTGGAAAAAACACCGAATATTTCCCATCTTCCTCTGGTGTAAACACTGCTGGATATACGTATTTTGCCATTCTGTTGACCTCCTTATATTATCTCATCAAAGGATTGGGCTTATTTCAGCCCAACATCCTTTAGTATTCTGTCCGCTGTTCCGGTCGGGATTTCCTTACTTTTATGTCTTGGGATTCGCACATCCTTTCCGGTTAAATCGCTGTGCCACTTATCATGCTCTTTACCATGTTCCACGAAAAAACAGCCATTCTTCTTGAGTATTTTAACAAGTTCTGATGTTTTCATTATTTCCTCCTTTCATGGTATTATTATAGCACGTGTCAGCACGTGTGTCAACAGTTTTTGCACATATTTATACGTGTTTTATTCTTTCTTCCCAATCTGCTTAATGGTCTGATTCACGTATGTACTCAATCCGGCTGTTAAAATCCCCTGCATAATCGCCGTAAATACCGCCATTGCGATCTCCTGCCCAGTACTGATGGGGCAAGATGCAATCACCCACACTGCACATAACACAATGCCAATACCTCCTAAAATAAGCGGGATGTACTTATCCTTTACTGTCTGAGACTGTTTTAATCCCATTCCAATAAAATACAGTACTACTGCTACAACAATCAATTCTGGTTTTACATAATTCATAATCTGATCCATATTCTTTCTCCTTAAAAATACATTGTTACTACCGCTCCGATAACTGCTCCGATCAGTGCGGTTACAACTCCATCCCATCGTCTGGCCGGAGTCTGCTCAAGATGTGTCACTTTTGCGGTCAGCTGCACAAGAGTTTGGTTCATAAATCCGACCTCTTTGGTCAGCCCAACCATTTCTTGCGCCAGCTGGTGCACCACATTAACAACGTCCTCTGCTTCTTTCATTCGGTGTTTTAGAGAGCCGATTTCTTTTCCGTGCTCTGCAAGTTTCACTTCTACTTCATTTTCCGTCATTCTCGTCTCCTTACCATATTTTTGTCGTTCCCAGGTATGCCGCTGTTACCTGTTTGTTTCCAATATAAATTTTTCTAATACGGTCATATCCAAGATACATTTTTTTATCTTCTTCCCATATGGCATACAATGTTGTATCACTATCGGAAGTGTATGAATATCCAGGATTATACATTGTATCTGGTTCTGTAGCCCCTGACCAACTGTTCCATCCTAAAAATATATAGCCAGAACGAGTAGGTTTATCATGTGTTATTACAATCGACTGACCTACATTCGCTGTCTGCCTTTCTGGCGCATTTATTCCTCCATTCGCGTCATATATAATGCTCCAAGTCCGAACTACATTCTGTTTCCATACTGCGTAAAAAGTCATGTTTCCATATGGGGTGTAAACGGATCCTGGTTGATAATCTGCGGATGTCGCCCACGATGATGTAGACCATCCTAAAAAAGTATAACCTGATCTTGTTGGTTTAGTATATGGAATGTAAGTTTGCTCTCCTATAATTTTCTGCTGGCTTGACGGCGCACCGGATCCGCCATTTGCATTGAAAGTAATTGTGCAATACTGTGTAGATTCACTCCAAATCGCGTATAAAATCGTGTTTCTATAAATTGTATAATAGTCTCCTGGTTGATACTGTGGACTTCCTGTTGATGAAGTTGACCACCCTTTAAATGTGTATCCGCTTTTTGTTGGAGTTGTATATGGAATTTGTACCCGTTCACCATATCCTCCATACAAAGTATTAAATGCGCCTGTTCCCCCTTGAAGATTAAAAGACAAAGAGTATTGCGTGACCTGATTTTGTTTCCATACTGCATATAATGTTGTGTCATATTCAGACATATATGAATAACCAGGTGTATATGCGGACTCTGGTTCTGTTGCTCCAGACCATGTAGACCAGCCTAAAAAAGTATATCCGCTACGAGTGGGTTTTGAATAAGTAATTGTAATGGATTGACCTACGTTAGCTGTTTGTTTTGCCGGAGCGTTATATCCACCATTTGCATTATATGTAATGCTCCATGTTCTAGTAACATTTTGACCCCATATGGCATATAAAGTTACATCAAAATCATCTCCTATAGGATCCCCCGGGCTATAATGCAATGTAGACGATCCTTTGCTTTTAGTCCATCCTTTGAATGTATATCCAGGTCTTGTTGGTTTGGTATATGGAATATATACAATTTCTCCCCAATGTTTTTTCATCATGCTAGGTGCACCAGTTCCGCCGTTTGCATCAAAATAAACACCCCAAAGATTTCTCTTTGCTGTGACTGTAAAGTTAATGCCTTTACTCACTACATTTGGGATGTGAATATTGGCAAATGCACCGAGTGATATATCTGCTCCAGCTTCTGCCGGAACAAATAAAGTCTCATCTCGAAATGTTGTTTCACTCTGCACAATAGTCATATACTTTGTATCTACAGAAGAATTTGTTTGATGAGCACCAACTTGCGTATTACCAGTTCCATATGTCGGTGAAGAGGTTGTTTTATTTGCTTTTAAGATAATTCTTACATCCCAACCAGCTTGCCCATTCCTAAACACACGTGAAGTCTGCCAGTCTGCCCAAGCACGGCAGTTTGAATTCCCGTCCATTATTTGATATCCAGTCCATCCGGAAAAGTCTGCCGATCTTGGTATAATTTCCTCCTTGTTCTCGTCGCCCATCCATTCGCCCCCTATCCAATAATCAGATATACCGTATTGCTATCCTTAGACCACAAACTGTCATATTCCGACTGCGTCATGGACTTAAATTTGTACGGCACATCTTTTTTCGATACATACCGGTTATCCATCTTTTTCACCGTGTACCCCATCCCAGCATAGTCCAGTACTTTTTTGGGGGAAGCTTTCTGCTCCCCCACCCGAAATATCTTTTTTAAAAATTCCGGCATTGCGTGTCACCTGCCTTATGAGAATAAACCATCAATTTCGGAATTTGTAATAGACTGAACATTTGCGTCAGATCCAGCCGGTCCCTGTGGTCCCATTAGTCCAACGTCTCCTTTTTCGCCTTTTAATCCCTGAGGTCCCTGTGGTCCTGTTTCTCCTCTGTCACCTTTGGCTCCTGCTGGTCCCTGGATTCCCTGTTCTCCTTTTGCGCCCGCTGGTCCTGCTGGACCTGTTGCACCCTGTAATCCCTGTGGTCCCTGTGGTCCTGTCATACCTGTGGCTCCTGATAAGTCTGTAATGTATGTGTAAGATTCGGCTCCTTTTACGTATAATTTTGCATTGTCGGCATCCTGTACATTTCCTGTGTCAATCATGACGAATTGCCCGGTTTTTACTCCATCAGTTGCAAATCCTTTATTCATTTCCGCTATAGATGTAAATGTTTTGGCGATTTTAAATGCTTCGCCTGCCGGTCCTTGCGGTCCCTGGATTCCCTGTTCTCCTTTAGCTCCAGCCGGTCCCGATGGTCCTACTGGCCCCTGGGGTCCGACTGCTCCAGTCTCTCCTTTATCTCCTTTGAATTCTCCAGCTTTGATTGCCTCATCCAACGGCTTTGATTTATACAAAACATCAGTAGAGACTACCTTATCTGTTTTCTTTCGAAATGCACCATTTGCCCATTCCTGCATTTTCGTTTTAAATGTTCCAAGCCCTGTGAAATCTAAAAATTTTGCCATGTTCTTTCTTCTCCTTTTCTTTAAAACAATCCATTGATCTCATCTTCTGTGATGATCTCGTTTCCGGTGCCTGCCTCCAGTTCACCGATTTTCTGCTCTACAGTTTTTCCTTCCGCAAGCTGCACGCTTTCCGCCATGCACAGCGGATAATTTCCATTATTCTTTGTGGATAAGGTGTTGACGATTACAACACCACCTTCAATGCTCTGTGCCATCTTTCAAGCCTCCTTATTTTACTGTGACTGCTGTAGACCCCAGTCCTGCGTTTACAGACATCCATACGTCATAGCTCTGCTTATATCCGGATGCGTTGGTAAACTCCAATGTCTGCGCTTTTGTAAATCCGCCGTCAAATCCACCGACATTAAAAGTCGGAGTTCCAAATGATGTAGGGATTGCATACACGATCTTCTCACCTGCTCCGGCATTTACTGTAAAACTGCGTCCTCTGCCGCCTGCAAGCGCAGAACCCTCTAACGCAAGGATATCCCCATTTTCGAGTGATGCTTTGTTAGTCTTGCCCCAGTATACTTTTGGCTGGAATGTGATTGTCACGGTTCTGGATACAGACGCATCTCTTTCATCTGTGACAGTAAGAACGATATTCGTATTTGCTTTCACTGTCTTTCCTGTGTATGATTTCTTCCGGATGCTCTTATCCAGATTTTCGGCAGCTTCGCTTGCAAACTGGATTTTCTGGGTCTTAGGTTCTTTATTTAACGCCCATGCAATATCAGATGCAGTAACTGTCGCACCGATTTCGTTGCTGCTGTTCGTGGCAGTCAGACTGTTGATTGCAATCTTGGTGTACGCCAGGTCATCGATTTTTTTCTTGTACTCATCCGAAAAATCATTGCTGGATAAACCTTTTCCCACCTCCTTCTTTACGTATCTCTCATCATTCTTCTGTACCAGGTGTGCAAGTCCATCCTGATCCAGGTACTTCTTTTCTGCAGCGATCACTGCTGCTTCTGTTGCTTTTTTTCTTGGCATTTTCACTCTGCTCCTTTCATAATCTCGTCAATCTCCGAATTGGTGATCGACTCTATCTCCACAGTCCCGCCGCTGTTTGACAGATTTACGGAACTGATTGTATCCTTACCAGACAAAAGCTGCAGTTGATTCCCCTCTAACTGCAGCCCGTCTCCTTTTTGCTTTAACCGCTCCACGATCTGTTCCAGTGCATGTTTATCCGCTGGGGCCTCATAATCTTCTGGCTTTTTTCGTGCTTTTACACTTAACCGAATTTCAAATATGGTCTTTCCTTCTCCCGGAATAGTCTTATATACATATGCCTGGATTGTTCCACTTCTTTTCAGTAATTCATTTGGAATGTCGACTGTGATGTCACCGTCTTCCACTTTCCCAAGTACCACCAATGCACCATTCGTACATTTGTCAGTGAAATGTACTTGTATTTGTTCTTCTTCTACTTCCATTCCGCAGATCTGTAAAACCTGTCCGTAATCCCATTGTGTAAGTTTTCCATCGATATCCACACGCCTGGAACATTCATCAAATACTGCAATTATCATTCTTATGCGCCTCCTCCAAGCGAATCGATATCCGAATTCGGAATCCCCTCTATCCCTGTTACTTCTCCGGAATCACCCCGGGGAATTTCGAAATCAAA